GCCATGTTATTCTATATTTATAATTGTTATTTTTCTTTTTAAACAGTTTAGCATAATCTTTTTCTCTTTGTTTTCCACCTTCCATATTATCACAATACATTGAATCTAATTCCCATTTTTTTTTCCCAATAATTTTTCTTTTAATAAGAACCATTAACCCTCTAAAGTTAAAACAGTCATACCATTATTATCTGGTTCTACTTTTCTTACAGTATAAGTAGTTCCACCTACAGCCAAACTATCGCCGAAAGAAGCAGAAGATACATCGGTAGTCCTACAAGTAAAAGTAGTAATAGAATAGACCACACCAACTTCGCCACCACTTTCAATATCATCAGACTCTTTGTCAAGAATACCGCTAATAGTAGCAGCCGAACCTCCTTGTACTGTGTATGTTGCTGATTGTCCGAAGTCATCTGTGTTAAGAAATATGCTTCTTATTGTGTCTGTTTCTACTGCCATTTTTATCCTCTATTATTTCTATCACATTAGGAGTTGGTATTACAGTTATATCACCATAATTATCTACTTTACCTTCATCATCAAATGTAACAGAAGCAAATAGTATTGTAACTTGTTTATTCTTAACAAACAAGTAGCCACGAGTACGACAATTAGCTGGTTTTAATTTTGCAATTTGGGATTTATCCATCCATTCAGCATGACTGATAATATCAATCCATTTAACTTCAACTTTTGGATATAAAACTTCCACGATAAGTTCCTACAAGTTCTGAACAGTTTTCAGTTGTTAGCGCTTGAATAACTTTTTTTCTTTTTTTTTTGAGGTTCTGGTTTATCTTCTGGTTTTACTTCTATAGCTTTATTCATACCAACTAATAACTTACCTGTGTCTAAATCAGTATCAATAACACTACCTTTATCGTAGTCTTTACCTTTTACAACAGTTCCTCTTACTAATTTTATTTTCATAATTCCTTTATAAAGTAATTTAGGGGGGAAGTCCCCCCTAAAATTATAATTTACGCATTAAGGTCTTTAATTGCAGCAAAAGATTCTGCATGACGAACAGCAACATCGACATCATATAGACCAATTATTCTAGTTCCACCTTTCGATGAATTAGTATAAGGATCAACATTAATATCGAGATTTCCCCATTCTCCAATGATTAAATCATTGTAATTACCAAAGATTAAAGCAGAGCAATCTCCACTTGAAGTTCCTTTAGTTAAATTGTCTGGAGAGTTTGTTGTTGAGTTTACTTTGTAACCCATAAGATTAACTTGATCGTTCATAATCATTACAGAATCACTAGAGCTCACTTTAGCTGTGGACATAAATCGAGAGATTTGTAGAGGGGATGTAATCCACCCTAAAGCTCCCATGTCAGCATTATCAGTAGCAACTTCTTTCCAAGTTTCTACAACTTTCGCCCAAGTACCAGCTCCACCATTCGTACCAATAGCAACTGAACCAATTCCAGAGGTACTTAAAATACCTGTTGGAGTATTGGATGTGCCATCGCCTTGAATAGCTTTTTTATCAACTTCGAGAGAAAGTGATTTAATAATATCATTTCTAACGATAGTTTCTATTGCTGGAGTTGATTGATGCATTAAGTGTCTTGAAATGTCAGTAAATGTACCTAAAGTTTTAGGTGCCATTGTAACTTGCCTATAAGTAGGATTTACTTCACTAACTGCCGCATTCTCAGCAACCCATGATGCAGAATTAACTGCATTTTGGCCGGGAATAGCAACATCGCCAACTAAACCACTTAAAAATAAAGCTCCAGCTTGTTTAACAACCATTCTTGCTCGTAATGCTTCAATAAATGAACCAGCGAGTAAGTTTGTTGCAACAAGAGCTCCACCATCAGCAGTAGCGCCACTAATCAAATCTCTTTGCCATCTTACATCAGAAGGAACAAATATTCCTCTTGGAGTTCTGCCTGTTTTACGAGCAACCTCATCTGACGCTTCTCTCTCTAAAGTAGCATCTGACCAATCTCCTGTGCTCATAGCTTTAATAGCTCGAACAATAGAGTAATCTCTGCTTTCTTTTTCAGAAAGACCAATGTCTTTTTGTTCCAAAGGTTTAGCATTACCAATGTGATCTAAAACTTTACCTCTAAATACAGCTACAGATTCACCAGCACCTATAGATTTTTCTGCCATATCAGAACAATTATGTTTTGAACCGATAGCAGAAATTTCTTTAATTCGTGCTACTTCTTCTTTTCTTGCATTGTCAGTAATTTCTTTGACATCAACTTGTGGTTGTGCTTCAACTTTTGGAGTTTCTAAAGATTTTTCCATGTTTTTTTCTCCTTTCTCCCATCATCTAGTGATGAGTGATTTTCTTGTCTAGAGCGACCAACACCTACTGATGTATCAGCTGGTATTGAAACACTAGATACTTCTAATGGAGTCCATGCAACCCTATAAGAATCTGGACCTTCGTCATCTTTAGTTTCCATTTTTTCCATATTGGTTATCTCATATCCGACACTAATATTATTTCTAATGCCATCAACAATGTCTTGAAATACTTCATCTGCAAGATTAGATTTACCAAATCTAACTGTAGCACGACCTACCTTGTCAGCTTCGCTGATGGTAGCATTTTCAATTACGCCAATTTGTTTAGTTGCATCATGGTCTAATAATAGAGGTGCGTTACCACTATTTAAAAATTCCATTTTAACATCTGTACCTTTGTGGGATAATATTTCCATCCCAAAACTTCTTTGATATGGTTCTTCTGATGAGAACGCAATATCTACTGTTCTTTTATCTTCATCGTAAGGTTTTTTCTTTTTACTATCTATTGAAAAGACTCTTTCAAATCTTTCTTTTGTTCCTTTGTCTTTCGATTGTATATCTTCTTGCTCTTTTTTATTTTCTGTTTCCATATTGGATTTCTCAACAATTTCGCTATTGGATTTTTCTTCTTCATCCATTTTTTTTCCAAATTTTATTGTTATAGTTTCGTCATCTTCTTGAATACTATGTATGTGTTTATGTTGCATATCTTTTATTACCTAATTTTCTTCCGAGTTTCCAGCCTGATTAGTATTATTACTACCAAATGGCTCAAAATTCATGTTAATACCATATTCATTTGCAATTTCTTTTTCTGCTTGTATTTGTTCAAATACATCTTCAACATCCCTACCATAACTTGATTGAACATCTTGCATAGTAATAAATCCATTTTGCATACCAATTTGTAATGCTTCAATTTCTTTTTTAGGGTCAATCCATTGCCAACCTCTAGGTTTCCAAATAGGAGTATTAAATTTATTAAATTTGCTTACAGGCAAACCATTTAATTTATCAGTTAATA